AGTACTGGAGTTCATCAGGGCCTACATTAGGTTACATGGTGTGCCGCCGTCTTATGAGGTGATTGCCAAGGGTTTAGGGTTAAAGTCCAAGTCGAACGTTCACCGCATCGTGCATCGTTTAAAGGAGGATGGTCATTTGACCGTCCGGCCTTATAAGTTTCATTCGATCAAGTTGGTGGACAGGTCTGTTAAGGAAGTGGCTTTGTTATGAGTTTATTGACCCGCAAAGAGATTGAGGGCTACATCCAATTGGCCGACACTGCACCCCCCGCAGAACGAGCCAAGGTGAAGTTGTTGCTTGAGATGGACAGGGTTGAGAGGTGCAAGGAGTCTTTTGTATTCTTTGCCAAGCAGATGTGGCCTATATTTATCTCTGGGAAACATCATGCGATCATGGCAGACGCTTTTGAAAGGGTGGCCCGTGGTGAACTTAAACGCCTGATCATCAACATGCCTCCTAGGCATACCAAGTCTGAGTTTGCCAGTTATTTACTGCCGTCATGGTTCTTAGGTAAGTACCCTGAGAAGAAGATCATTCAGACTGCTCACACCGCAGAGCTTGCGGTGGGGTTTGGACGTAAGGTGAGAAATCTTGTGTCGTCTGAGGAGTACAGGAAGGTGTTTGATACGGTGCTTTCGAGTGATTCGAAGGCCGCAGGCCGGTGGAACACTGGCGCAGGCGGTGATTATTTTGCGATTGGAGTAGGAGGAGCCGTTACGGGTAAGGGTGCGGATCTTTTGATCATTGATGACCCCCATTCTGAGCAGGAAGCCAAGCAGGGGAACCCTGCTGTGTTTGACAATGTTTATGAATGGTTTACATCTGGGCCTCGGCAGCGTCTCCAGCCGGGCGGGGCCATCATTATTGTGATGACTCGGTGGTCAAAGAGGGATTTGACCGGCCAGATACTAAAAAACGCAGGAAAAGAGGGCGTGGATCAGTGGGAAATCATTGATTTTCCGGCAATTATGCCCTCTGGGACGCCTTTATGGCCTGCTTTTTGGTCAAAAGAGGCTCTGGAATCGCTGAAAGCGGAGCTTCCAGTCGCCAAATGGGAGGCTCAGTACCAACAGAACCCGACCTCTGAAGAGGGCGCGATCATTAAGAGGGAACATTGGCGTATTTGGGAGAAAGATCATGCCCCTGACTGTGATTACATCATTCAGTCTTGGGACACGGCCTTTGAGAAGAACAACCGCGCAGATTATTCTGCTTGCACAACGTGGGGTGTGTTTGATCAGGTCAACCAACACGGTGATTTGAGGGCCAATATCATCCTTTTGGATGCGTTTAAAGGCCGCCTTGAGTTCCCGGAGCTGAAGAAGCAGGCTTTGGAGCTATATCAGGAATGGGAGCCTGATACGTTGATTGTGGAGAAACGCGCCGCTGGCGCTCCGTTGATTTATGAGATGCGCAAGATGGGCATCCCTCTGTCTGAGTTTACACCGGGTAAAGGAAACGATAAGATCTCGCGTGTAAACGCGATCTCGGATCTGTTTGCTTCTGGTGTGGTCTGGTGTCCCGAAACCCGGTGGGCTGAAGAGGTGATGGATGAACTTGCCTCCTTTCCCAACGGCGATCATGATGACCTTGTGGACTCCTCCAGCCAAGCGCTCATGAGATTTCGTCAAGGTGGGTTCATAGCCATTGATTCAGATGAGCCAGATGAACCCATATACCGTCGTAGACGCATGGAATATTATTAAGGACTCACATGAGTATTGACAAAGCTATAAGCCAAGCCCCTACGGGTCTTGCCAATCTGTTAGAAGAAATTGGCGTGGACGTTGAGATTGATGAGCCGATTCTGGTGGAGGGGTCGGTTGAGATCACCCTCGAAGCAGAAAACGATTACAGCAGTGAGTTTGATGACAACCTCGCAGATATTCTGGATGAGGGGGTTTTGCAAAAGATTGCCTCTGAGATGACTGCATTGGTTGAGGCTGATATATCTTCTCGCAAAGACTGGGCTGACAGCTTTGTCAAAGGCTTGGAAGTTCTGGGTTTAAACTATGAAGAACGCACGGAGCCTTGGAACGGGGCCTGCGGGGTTTTCTCAACGGTTTTGACAGAAGCTGCGATCAGGTTTCAGTCTGAGTCCATCATGGAGACATTCCCTGCCGCAGGGCCTGTCAAGACTGAGATCATTGGAGCCATAGACCGCCTGAAGGAGCAAGCTGCTGAACGAGTTCAAGCAGACATGAATTTCAAGCTGACCGAAGAGATGCCTGAGTACCGCCCTGAACATGAGCGGATGCTGTACTCCCTAGGACTGGCCGGATCGGCCTTCAAGAAGATCTATTACGACCCCACCATGGGCCGTCAAGTCGCAGTTTTCATACCTGCCGAGGACATGATTGTTCCCTACGGGGCCTCTAATCTGCAACACGCAGAGCGTGTAACTCATGTGATGAGAAAGACCAAACATGAGATGAGGGGTCTACAGGTCAATGGTTTTTACAGAGACATTGATCTGGGCGAACCTGTCCAGAATTTAACCGACATCGAGAAGAAAAAAGCCGACCAACAAGGCTACAAAACCACAGACGATGACCGCTATCAGTTGCTGGAGATCCATGCCTACTACGACCTAGAAGGCTTTGAGGACGAGGACGAAGAAGGCGAAGAAACCGGCATCGGTCTACCCTACGTCATCACCATCGACCGGGGAACAAATAAGGTTCTTGCCATCCGTAGAAACTATCTTGAAGACGATCCCAAGCGTTTAAAGCGCCAGCATTTTGTGGACTACTGCTATATCCCCGGCTTTGGTTTCTACGGGATGGGCTTGATCCACATCATTGGTGGTTATGCAAGGGCGGGCACATCTTTGATCCGTCAGTTGGTTGACGCAGGGACTTTAGCCAACCTGCCCGGCGGTTTGAAGACCCGAGGCGCAAGGATCAAAGGCGACGACACACCCATCCAGCCCGGTGAGTTCAGAGACATTGACGTCCCAAGTGGTGCGATTAAAGATAACATCACCTTCCTGCCCTACAAAGAACCCAGCTCAACTCTGTTAACTTTGTTAGACAGAATTACAGAAGAAGGACGACGTTTAGGTTCTATCTCGGACATGAAGATCTCCGACATGAGCGCTAACGCGCCCGTAGGCACAACTTTAGCTCTGCTAGAGAGAACATTGAAGACCATGGGAGCCGTCCAAGCCCGTGTTCATTATTCAATGAAGCAGGAGTTTAAACTCCTCAAAGGTATCATCAGGGACTACACCCCGACAGAGTATGAGTACGAACCACAAGGAAGCGACCGTCAGGTCAAGCAGGCTGACTATGACTTAGTCGAGGTTATTCCTGTATCAGATCCTAACAGTTCGACGATGGCTCAAAGGATCATGCAGTATCAGGCTGTCATTCAGCTATCCGCTGGTGCTCCGCAGATCTATGACCTACCCTTGCTGCACCGCCAGATGATTGAAGTCCTAGGTGTCAAAAACGCAGACAAACTGATCCCCGGCGCAGACGATCAGACACCTAAAGATCCTATCAGCGAGAACATGGCATTTTTGAATGGAAAGCCTACAAAAGCATTCATTTATCAAGACCAAGAAGCCCATATTGCAGCGCACACAGCCTTCATGCAAGACCCTATGATTGCCGCGCAGATTGGCCAAAACCCCATGGCTCAGAAGATGCAGGCATCTGCCATGGCCCACATCGCAGAGCATTTGGCGTTCTTGTACCGAAGAAAAGTCGAGGAGCAGCTCGGTGTACCGTTGCCAGCCCCAGATGCATCTTTACCAGAAGATGTCGAGGTGCAAGTCTCCCGGCTGGTCGCTCAAGGCGCTGCTCAGTTGCTTCAACTCAATCAGTCTAAAGCTCAACAACAGCAGGCGCAGCAACAAGCACAAGATCCTCTTGTGCAGATGCAACAGGCTGAACTTCAGCTCAAAGGTCAGGCTGAACAAACCAAGGCCCAGAAGATCCAAGCTGACATTGAACTTGGCAAAGCCCGTCTGGAACTTGAGAACAAGAGGATTGACATGCAGGCCGAACTGGATATGGCACGTATGCAAAACCAAGAGAAGATTACCAACCAGAAAATACAGGTTGACCTGTTTAAACAAAATAAATAATCATGTATGACGATCAAGCTTTGAAATATTTGCTCTCTGATTTACGAGAAAAAGGGCGCAATCTTTCTGAAAGTCTTGGAGCGGGGGGTGCGCAAGACTACCCCGCTTACCGAGAGATGTGCGGCCAAATTCGGGGTCTGCTGTACGCACAGTCTTTAATCAACGACCTTGTTCGAAAGTTAGAAAGAAATGACGATGAATGATTTCGATATCAGTGCCGTCGATTTGTCGGGTGTACTCAACAAGTCAAACGGGGAGAAGGCCAAGCAAGTGCCTGATCCAGCGACCTACCACCTCCTTTGTATGCTTCCGAAAGCAGAAGAGGAAATGGGCGAGTCAGGGATTCTTAAATCCGCAAAAATGATGCACCATGAAGAGATTCTTTCTCCGGTGCTGTTTGTGGCAAAAATAGGCCCCGATGCTTTCAAAGACGAAAAACGCTTTCCGTCTGGAGCATCTTGTAAGGTTGGAGACTTTATCGTGACGAGGCCCAATACGGGGACACGTATGAAGATTCACGGAACCGAGTGGCGACTGATCAACGACGACAGCGTTGAGGCAGTTGTGCAGGATCCCCGTGGCATCCAACGCCCATATTAAGGAGTCATCATGGCAGAACTAGAAAAGACAGAATTCGAGTTTCCGGACGAAATTGAGGCTAAAAAGACCAAAGAGGTCAAAGAAGAGCCGGAAATTGAGATTGTTGACGACACCCCAGAGGAGGATCGCAACAGAACACCGATGC